CGAAAAAAAAACTATATTTTGTGTTAAATGCAAAAAAAAAGAGGACATATAGTCCCCTTAATTTTCTAACTTAATAATTTATTATCCATTATTAGGAGTAGCAGGTGAAATCTTAGCTGCATTTACATTATCAGTTACATCAGTTGAATCTGCAAGGAATGCAGGAGCTGATACTTCTTGAGCTGTTAATGTTAAAGAGAATGACGAAGCATCTCCCATAGCTGCACCTGTTGTGAAAGAGCCACCAGATACTTCACATCCGTGTTCTCTACCCATTAAAAAGAAATTACCATTATAATCCTCTATTACGATTTGTGGACGTCCTAAAGCTATAATCTTTAATTCTTCTTGTGTTTTACTATCTAATAATTGTAACGAAATATTTAAAGTTGATTCAAAGAAAGTAGTACCATTTTCTCTTGAGCTGTTTACTGCTGTCTCCATAGATGAACTACCTTTAAGGTCGTATTGAAAAAAGTCAGGAGTTCCTCCTATATCTACTTTTTCTGCATCTGATGAATTGTCAGTAACAGTAAGACCATAATCTGCAAAGTAAACTGTTTTAAGTCCACCGACAGAAGATTTACAAGGTATGTTTCTTCCTGTTGTTAATGTACAAGCCATATTATTATAATTTTTATAAGAAAGGGTAAGTAGGCTTAACCCACCTACCCCTCTATGTTAAACAATTTATTATGCTAATGTCAATAAAGATAGGTCACTTCCTATTCCATATTGTACACCTGCTGAAAATCTCATTACTACTCTTACGTTCTGAGAACCATCTAGGTCAGCCATATCTAATAACTTAACTTCGTTGTGGTCAGATAAAAGACCTGTACCAAAGTAAATGTTAGATTTTTGTCCTGCTACGATGTGATTAGATGGCATACCTGGAGCTAATACAACTTCGATTCCATCGAAAGAAAGTGCATTACCTTGATTGTACCATAAACCACCTCTGTTATCAACACCTGAACCACCAACACCATTAGCAGCATATCCTCCTAATTGTCTGATGTATGATTGCCAAGCGATAGTTGGAACGTAGATTTTTAAATCTTCTTTTCCATATACTGCTGATGGAAGTGAATCTACTACGTTTTCTAATAAACTGATAATGTTAGTTGAACTGAAAGCAGTTTCACCACCATTAGCTGCATCGTTAACATCTCCGTCTGCTGCTGCTAATACTGTGATTCCATCAAACTCTCCTGCGTTACCATTAACACCACCCCAAATGTTTTGCTCATTCTTTTCTGCTACCAATCCTGCAACGTGTCCGATTAAGAAATCAGAAAACTTTGGAGGTAATTGGTCATTTAAAGAACTATATCCCATTGAGATCGCCTCCCAATCTGAGATAAAGTCTTGCTTACAAAGCTCAAGGTTTACTTGAAATTGCTCTGGTTGTAGAATACGTTCTGTCAACGTGACCGTTGCCGTGTCAGAAAAGTCACACGAAGCATCTTTTATTACGTTAGCATCTGTTGCTACTTTTTTGATTACATCTTTAAACTTTACGTTAGGTTTAATTTCGATGTTACCTTTTTCTAATGTAGGAGAACTTAATAGAGCAGCAGAAATATACTTCCCTGAAAACTCACCTGCATATGTACTTGTAATTGAAACTGTAGTTGCCATAATTTAATTTAATTTAATTTTTATTTGAAATTTGCTATTTTATTATATACTATATCCTTTGTTGTTAAGTTTCTCTTTTGAGAGTAAACAACTTTATTTAATTCTTCTTTTGCTTCAGGAGAATGCTTGATAGGTTCAGAAGCAGGTTTAGATAATTCTTCTTTTAATACTTCATCTTCTTGACAAGCAAGTTCTGTCATTTTCTGTGACATTAATTCTTCTTCCTTTTGCATTTCTTCTTTCTTACCTTCTTTCATCAATTCTTTGATTTCTTCTACCATAGATTTGATTTCTTGAAGTTCTTGTTTAGTTGCGTATTTGTCTTCTTCATTTAGTTCTTCTTCTACTTGCTCTACTTCTTCTTCTTCCACAACTTCTTCTTCTCCACCTTCTTTGATTTCTGAAATAATACCATCTTCTGCTATTACTAAGATTTTACCATCTTCCATTTCGTACTCTCCAATAGGTAAAGCTACTTTGTCATCATCAGTTAAGATAAATACTTCTTTTCCTGATTCGAATGATTCTGCTTCTAAAACAGTACCATTTTCTAATTTAGCTTGAGCAAGTTCTACTATTTCTTCAGTAGATAATTCTACACCCAAGACGCTTTTGATTTGATTTAACATTTCCATAGGTTTCATATTAATATATCGAGTTTATTTAATTATTTTGCATTTTTAAACATTCATTTGAGCTTGTTGAACTATTTTTAAAACTTTATTAATATTGCTTCTGTTTACTTTTATATCGTTATCAATATCGTTTAATACTTTTAATTCTCTGTCAAGTCCTAATTCTTTAACGCTTTGTCTTAATCGTGATGCTTCTTTTTCTACTTCATCTAATTTTTGTTGCTTTTTTCTGATACCATTTTCTATCCTTTGAGCAAATTTGTTTAATTGTGCTAATTCATCAAACGCGTCATATTCTCCACTTCTTCTCAAAGAGCTTAATAAATCTTCTATTTTATTTAACTCAATCTTCTCAGATTTTAGTTCTTGTTTGTTTATCTTATTATAAACTGATTTTAATGTTCTTGGATTCATAGTTTTATAATTATTTATAATTCTTTTGCAATTTTTTGATATTTCTGTTCTAATTTGGAAAATTCTTTGAATGCTTTTTCTGCATTAATATATTCTTTTACTGAACCTGGAGATATACCTAATTCTTTTGCTGATTTTTCAAATTTAGATAAATCTTTTACAATATCGTTTGCTATACTTTCGCCTACATCTGACCATTTATAAATTGCTTTCTGTGTTTCATCTAATTCAGTTTTAAGTCTGTCTGCTCTTTTAACTAAACCATCTCCTTCATTTTGATATTTATTTAATCCACTTGCATATTTTTTTAAATTATCTAAAATTGCGAGTTCAACTTTTTCTGACTTTAATTCTGTTTTATCTTCTTGAGATAATTTGTTAATAATTTTTTTACTTATTGGATTCATTTTTATATATTTTATGAGTTTCTATTTATACTTCCTATTCCTTGTGCGTGTAATGAACCATCACAGCATTTAATACTATAAGTTTCTTTATCCCAACAAAGACAAGCTCTGTTTCCTCCTTGTGGACTTACATTGTGAGTAGTATCTTCCATATTTATTTGATTGGTATACAGTTAGGTACTAATCTTCCATTCTTTCTTTTCATTCCATATTGCTCATATCCTGCTTGACAAGGTTTTTTAAGCTCGTGTTGTTCACAAGGCATAAACCATACTTTACCCTCGTATTCGTGTTCGTGGTAAGAGTTACACCCTATGTCCTTAGATACTTCTATAGCTTTCTCTTTTGTAGAGTATGCAAGTCTATCATCTATTATAGCATAGTCCTCATTTATTTTCATAGAAGCTAATTCTAATTCTTTTAATTTAGACTCACTCCATCTCTTTGCTGCTAGTCCTCCCCACAAGTAGAAACTTATAGTCCCACATTTAGTATTATCACTTGGTTCAAAGTATTCCTCTGCTCTTGACAAATAAGAATACATACGCTTTATAGTTTCTTTGCTTATTGGTTTTCCTTGTGCAAGTTGTGTTGCTCTGATCTTACCAACTTGTGTTGCACATTTGTTGTTTACTTTCTTATTGAGTTCTAAGCCTTTTTTAGCATTATTCTTAACTGCATCAGGATAGTCTGTATAAGACTCCATTACCATCTTCTTTCCAGTTTTAGTTCTTTTGTCTCCTTTTATAATACCCCTAATAGTAGATAACAATTCTTTAGCTTCTTCTTCCTCTATTTGAGCTAAGTCGTTTATAGTAGCATCTTTAGGTCTTTCCATTTTATCTACAAAGTAGCCTTCTATAGAAAATCCTTTAACCTTACCTGTTTTTACATAATCATTCCAAACATCTTCATTGTTTACTTTAACAGTACCCATCCAAGTCCCTACAGGAACTTCCATATCATACTTCCTGGATTTATCGTGAACAGTATCTTCTACTATCCAACTTTCTACTAAAGACAAACCATTTAGAGAATATTGATGCTCTAAAGTTGAATTGTTTTGGTTGCCTTTCATTAAATACATT